GGGGTTTCTAGGGGTTCGCTACTGCCCATTGCCATTTGTGCCGCCTCGCTGACCTTAGTTTCATAGTCAACAGTAGTCTTGGGACTGTAAGTTGACACAAATTTGCCCCTTCTAGCAAACCTTGGCCTACCCTTGGGTACTGGTGTTCCTTCCACCATAAAATTCACCATAAATGTCATAAAAGTGTTCCATCTTTAATTCTGTTCATATATTCTCGGATTCTGTCTCTAGCACCTATGCCATAGATTCGTTCTGCTCTCTCCAATCTGCCACGCACAAAGTCTCTATCTTTGTTTGTCTCCCAAGTGCGGTAGAGTTCCCTTGCCTCTGCTTGTTCGAGGGTTACTCTGTCACCAGGGTTTTCTTTATTGCGCCTACTCCAAGTCACCAGTAAGCTCCAGTGCTTTGTTTATCAGGTGTATCGGAAATGGTACGCCTTCACGCACCTTGTCTAGTAGTCTCATGGCTTCAAAGTAGTTCATGCTTTTTTCACCACAATCATTGGTTCACAAAAAATGCCACTTGCTAATGATTTTGAATTTACTCTTTTTGCCATTCTGTAGCCCATGACGTAAGGATTTTTGTCTTTCAAGTATTCAAGAACTGGCTGCACTATGCGGTTGTAGGTGTGATTTGCGTAAACGTCACTCACATTGATAACCATATGACCATCAGGCCGTAATACCGATAAACATTTGTCCAACATAGCAAATAAGAAATTTTCTAGCCAATCTTCAAATTTTGGATATTGCTTGTGAGAGGAAAGATCGCCTTGGTATTTCTCAACCTTCCAGTATGGAGGTGAAGTAAACACAAGATCATAAGTTCCATCAGGTGCGCTTACTTCGCATTGCTCATATTCAAATGAAACATTGCCGCCATACATATGCTGCATTGAAGCATAGCCAGCCAGAACTAATGGATTTACATCTCTGCAATGGTAGGGAATTTTTGATGCCATAGCAGCTACCATTCTGTCGCCCCAACCACCGCAAGGGTCGTAAATGTTGGTCGCCTTGAAATATTTATAAACGGCTTGGGCAGCAGTTGGTCGGAATTGAGAAGCAATGTATTTTCTCAATGCCAACGCAGTCTTTGGGCTATTCTCGTAAAACTTGCTGTTTTCCAAGCTCTTTCTATGTTTTAACTGATACCAAGATCGAATCGGAGATGGTGAAGCTAATGAATCGCAAGCCATCCTCGCTGCCCAATGGTGTCTATCAGAGGCAATTAAACCAATTCTGCTGGTATCAATGTAAATGGGCTTTTTATAGCTTTCATCAAACTCAGACCTAGAAAACCAATCACCACTTTTTAAGAGTAAATTGCCATCAAAGTTTTGTAGTTCAGCAAAGTCAGCTAAGGCTTGTGCATCAGAAGCTGGCGCAATCGGAAATTTGTTTTCCTTTGTAATTCCTAATGCTTCAGGAATAATCAAATCTTCAAAAAGCTCATTTTGATAGCTCATGCTCTTCCCCTTATTTGAGCCATCTTAGCCAATGTTTCTAGCGGAATAGGTGCTGCTTTTTTCGCATCTTCTGCAATCTTCAGCAAAGCAGGGTCAGGCTCATTACTTGGCGCAACAGTGAGCCTTACTTTGTCGGCAGGGTTTGGTTTAACAATCCACTCTGCTTTTAAACCTTGGCTACCTCGGCTACACCATTCAGCCAAAAACTTCTCCAAAGGCCAACCAAGAATCTTTGCTTCAGCAATAGCACCATTCAAAACAGTTTGGGTAATCGGTGCTTTCTTGCTTTTACGCAAGGCTACCCAATCACCCCAAATTTGTTGAGAAACATCTGGTGGGCAAGCAACGACAGTTGCGCTCTCTCTCTTTGGTTTATGGTTTATGGTTATTGGTTCTTGGTTAGGGTTATGTTTGGAAACCACTTGGGTTTCTTCTTGGTTAGCATCTGGGTTTGATTTTGGTCTACCGCCAAGTTTTAAAACATCACTACCCAACAGTCCCCAATCTGGGCGACATGACAAAATTTAAGGAGTGGCAAATTGAATCAAATTTCGATGTTTTCGTTGGAGGAACACCATGCCAGTCTTTCTCAGTCGCAGGACTCAGAAAAGGATTGGATGACCCTCGTGGTAACCTCATGCTTACCTATCTTGCCATCGCTAAACAACATCGCCCCCGTTGGCTGGTCTGGGAGAACGTCCCCGGCCTTTTGTCCTCCTCTGATGGACGGGACTTTGGTAGCTTCCTCGGAGGGTTGGCAATCTGCGGGTATGGGTTCGGCTACAGGGTGCTTGACGCTCAATACTTCGGAGTGGCCCAAAGACGCAAACGTGTGTTCGTTGTCGGATATCTTGGAGACTGGCGACCTGCCGCAGCGGTTCTTTTTGAGCGAGAGAGCTTGCAAGGGAATCCTCAACCGAGCCGACAAAAGGGGGAAAGAACTTCCGAAAGCACTTCATCAAGCGTTGACGAAAGTGGCATCCAGCACACTGTAGGGACACTTTGTGCTGACACACACCCTGGCAGTTATAGCGGTCAGGATGCCTATACAGGAAGATTAGTCCCAACTGGTGTGCCAGACGTTATGGCTACCCTGTTATCGTCAACTGCTGGCATTTCAAGACCTGGCAATGCCGTAACTGAGCATGAAACATATATTCCAATGACAAGTGCATATTCGATTCGAGAAGATGCCAAAGCCAACACTTTTAGTGCCACAGAATTAGAGGTTGCAAACGCTCTTAAAGCACTACAACCAAGCCCTCAATCCCATCATGCACAGACTTTTATTGCCCAACCGATTGCGGTGAGAAGATTAACGTGTGTAGAGTGCGAGAGATTACAGGGTTTCCCAGACCATTACACCGACATCAAACCCAAGGGAAAGCCTACCGCTGATGGCCCAAGATACAAAGCATTGGGCAATAGCATGGCAGTCCCAGTAATGAACTGGATCGGACAAAAGATACAAAAAGTTGAGGATTTAATCAAATGACATTTATGGTGATGTACACAGTTTATGGTGAACCAGTAGGAAAAGGTCGCCCAAGGTTTGCCCGTAGAGGGAATTTTGTTTCTACTTACAGTCCACAAAAGACTAAGACCTACGAAGATGAAATTAGGATGATGGCAAAGGCTGCAATGGGTAGCTCAGAGCCATTAGACACTCCTGTAACAGTAGCAATTTATATCAGAGTTGGAATACCCGCATCATTCTCGAAACAGAAGCGAAAAGATGCCCTCGAAGGAATACTCAAGCCAACAAAGAAGCCCGATATTGATAATGTTGCCAAGTGCCACCTTGATGCGATCCAAGGAGGAATTATCATTCTTGATGACAAGCAAGTAACAAATCTTCATGTGACCAAGGTCTATGCAGAAACTCCAGCAGTAGAAGTAATGGTCAAGGAAGACTTAGGGTAAATCCCTATGGTATTACGCAAGTAAATAGGTAAGATTTAATTTTTAACAGGAGTGAATCATGGAAAAAACTTGGGAATTTGACACAACAACAGGTGCGGGTAGCGAGATTGTTACTGTCGTTTATGAGTATGAAAACGATGGAGAGACAACCTATAACGAGTCCATCAAAGAGGTGTGGTTTGAGGGCAAAAACGTCATTGGGCTATTCTCTGATGAGCAGTTTAAGGAACTAGACATTGAGGCAGCTATGCGGTTTCAGAACCACAAACTGAACTATAAGCAAGAGGATGTATGAAGCTAGATGAACTTGAAAAGATGGCACAACAGACTGCCGCTTATGGGGTTCATCCAAGTGGTGAATTTATTTACTCGTTCTACACTGAACAACTGCAAGCCTTTGCTAAACTGATTGCAAAGCATGAGCGCAAATGGGTAGGTCTTACTAATGAGGAAATAACAGATTTGTACCATAACGAAAACCTTGGGCAACAGAGTGCAGTAGCTCAAGCAATGGCCTTATTGAAGGAGAGGAACACATGAACAGAGAAGACATCCTACGCATGGCGCACGAGGCTAGGTTTTATGTCAAAAACGATGAAGCCTATAGCCCATCCAATCAGGAAGACCATGAGTTAACCGAATACCTAGAACGCTTTGCTATCCTAGTTGCCAAACAACAGAGAGAGGAAGACGCAAAACTGGTGGAAAGCATGACCCTAGAGTGGCCCGATCAACCAGAATTTGCCCAAATAGAGAGAACAACTATTCAAGATTGCGCCAAAATTATTCGACAAAGGGTTGTTACTTATGATTGAGCAAAAGAAAGACGCACCAGGCAACCCTCCTTACTGGGTATGCACTAACTGCAAATGGGCTTTTCAGGCTTTGCAAGAGGCTAACGAGCACGGCAGGAGATGCGGTAGAGATGAACTAGCCCCAACATACCGACACTATGAAGGGTTTATCAAATGAATGAGCCAACCCGTGCAATTCAATTTATCGTGGATACAGCCCCACTCTACGCGAAGGCCAAGTCTGATCGTATGTTCTTAGAGGAATTCAAGCGATCAAAACACGCACAACTGAAAAGCCTTGCAGGTACTGAAGTACTGGGAAAACAAGACACATTCGCTTATGCTCACCCTGAATATGTAGAAATACTTGAGGGAATCAAGCAAGCGGTAGAAAAAGAGGAGAAATATCGATGGTTAATGACGGCAGCCCAAGCGAGAATCGAGGTTTGGAGAACTGAACAATACTCAGCCCGAATGGAAATCAAAGCTACACAATGAATAATAAACTGAACGCCAAAGAGAGATTGCACCTCGCAAGGGTTAAATCCCTCCCGTGTTCAGTTTGCCAGGCGCACCCCCCAAGCGAAGCCCATCATTACAAACAGGGCTTGCAATATACCTGTATAGCCCTTTGCGTTGATTGCCATAGAAATCCCATGCTTGGATGGCATGGTCAAAAAAGGGCTTGGGCTATCAATAAAATGGACGAAATAGACGCACTGAATGAAACGATCCGAGGATTGTGCGAGGGAATGCCAGCCAAAGGGTCTAAAAGCCCTTTCTAGACGTTTTTAAGGGCTTGTCCATCCAACCATGCCAGACGTAAAAAAACCCTCCGTAGAGGGCTTTGGTGTTTAGCGTTTACCGCTAAGTATTCGGAGGATTAGGGCAACACAAGCATAAATCATGCGCCCTCCAATTCCAAGCGGTTAGCCTTATATTGCAAATAAAGGGCATTTTCTTTGCACAATTCAACTTCATGTTCTACCAAACCAATAGTTAATTGTTCCGCTAATTTAACCGCCTGATTTGCTTTTTTATCAGTTGGAGCAGTTATCGCTAAAAACAGGGCTTGGGTTAATGCTTCAATTTGTGTCATTTTGTCTCCAATATAGGTGAATCGTCTCTATAACAAGAATTAAACGAATTAGAACCTAGTTTTATTTCTATTGTGTAAATATCCCCTTTGAAATCGTGCCACCAGTCATTCAAAAGATTGTATTGTTTTGCATGATTCCTCAATCCAAGCTTTAAATGCTCAATGGCTAAAATCTCGTTTTCATGGTAAGCCTCAAAACAGAAATTCCATGAATCTAATTTTGCTTTATAAAATTTCATAATTAATCCCCTTGAGTATCTTTAATAAAATCAACCCTTTGTTCATGGCATTTTTTAGCCAAAACTAGTAATTGTTTTGCATCCTCTTCATCTAATCCATAATATTCTGAGAATTTCTCTATGGTTAGAAAATTATTAACCCAATCTAGATATAAATCTGCAAGGGTATCTCTTAAGTAAATGGTTTTAAGCATAGTGCAGCCCCTTGATTTGAACAAAACCTGAATGATCCTTTTTAGCCTTACCTTTGGCATAAAGGGCAACAACCACGTTTTTCGGTTCAATGTGTCTAACGTCTGTATCATCTCCATCGATAACATCCCATGAACGAAAAGATTGAGGGATATCTTCTTTTCTTTGGAAAACAACCGCAACCCTTGAATTGTTGGGGTTTGATAGACCTTTGATGGAAATCTGTTTTGGGGTAATGCTAGAGAATGAAAATGTTAGATCATAGTTACCAGGGGCTTTGCCTTCTAATTTTCTAGAGGGGTGTTTTGTATAATCATAAAATTGGACATCGGGAAATAACTGAAAAATTGTTTTTCCGTCAATGATTTGGTAATTCTCCCAAGGGATATCACTTGTCCCATTTGGACGTACTAAAAGCTTCTGATTAGATTCGGCAGCGGAACGATGCAACCGCCAAATATCCGCACAAATAGACAGTAAAAATGCCCTTTGATTAGCATACCAAAAATCTGTCTTTGCTTGTCTAGCCTTCTGAACCGAATTAAAAGCCCCTCTACCTGATGAATACAAACAACCCTCCATGCAACCCGCTAGTCTAGCCATTGCACAAATATTGTCGTCAGGGGTTAGATAGAGGATAGCGGTTAGAAAACCAAGCTTTTCCCCTTTGACAGTTTTTGTGGATGACGTACCCAAGAGGGTTTTGTAAGGTAAGCCCTCATTTTGGAGGATCATTTTGTAAGGATTTCGCATATTGACACCTATTAAAAATTGATTGAGAGATTGCAATTTTAGTGATTTGCGAACACCTGGTTAACTAGGGATAACCCTATGATTTGGCTGCAAACCTCTATTTGACCAAAATATCAAAATCATTTATAGCCATTTGTATAAGGATAAACCTTTATTTGTAGCTCCTTTTGGTTCATTCCACTACAAAATTCAAAAGCTTTTTTTAAAGCTTCTTTATCGTTTTCTGCAAAAACGTGAGGTTCAACAAATGGCAAATATTCTCCATAATATGTAACACAGGAAACCCAATGTTTTTGATTAGTCATATTAAACCCCTTATTTAACCAAAATATCGAAGTAAGCCAATAACCCTACACAGAGGGAAAGACCAAACAAAATGGCGGTCAAAATGTCTTTGTGGTTGTGGTTCATGCTTTTG